TACCTACATCTCTCACACCTCTAATAGATGCGGCTAATATTTGTGTAGAATCCCATGATTGCTTCTCAAATACATTAGCAATGTCCTTAATAAGACACAATCCACCGAATGAATTATCATCAACACGACCTACAAATGGTGAGACGTATGTTGCACCTGCTTTAGCAGCAAGAATTGCCTGTGATGGTGAGAATATAAGGGTAACATTGACTCTTATATTATTCTCAGAAAGTTCCTTGCAAGCAAGCAATCCATCAACTGTACATGGTACTTTAATAGTAGCACATTTAGGGAATTTCTTTGCTAATCTCTTACCCTCAGAGATCATGTTCTCTTTGCTACCAATGACCTCCATACTGATGTCTGTAACACCAATCTCTTTGATCTCTTGATAGACTTCTTCGTGGTTTCTACCACTCTTTCTGATTAATGATGGGTTAGTAGTCAACCCATCAATCAAACCAGTCTTAAAATGTTTACGGACTTCATCCGTTATTGCTGTATCTAAAAATAATTTCATTTGTTATTTAACGTGAACTACACCCTTCATACCAGCTCCTGCATGGGGATCACACTGAAAGTTATAATCTCCTGACTCAGGAAAGGTAATATCAAAGCTATCACCAACGGCAAATGCTAGATCTCCATGTGATAATTCTGGGTGGTCTTCTACCATCACATTATGGGGTGGTAATGCTCCATTAGTAAAGGTAATTGTTTCACCAGCATTAATTGTAATATCATTTGGTTCAAAGACTAAGTTGCCTCCCGAACCCATTTGTACTTCAACTGCCCATACAGGTAGAGCAAAGAAAAATGCTAGAATTGCTGTAAATAAGTACTTCATTCGTTTAAAGCTTCCATTCGTAGGAATTGTTCATTCAGATTATAGTACAATTTATAGTTAGTTGTGGTAACATAGTACCCAACTATGTCGTTTCCATCACAATGATATCCATACCCTTTAAGGATCTCATTAACACCATCAATTCTAAAGGTTTTGCCACCTTTTTCTAGGTAGTTGTGGAACTTTTCATCGAGGTTAATCATGACTTAAATCCTATGGGTTTTTTGTTTTTAAGTTGTTTAGTATAGTAATCCTCACTATTAGCTGCAGCTATTTTTCGTCTAAAACCTTCTTCTTTAAACTTATCCACCTCATCATCTGGAGGTTTTTCGTATATATCAATTGGTTTTAGATGAAAATTACCAGAAGCAGCCATCCTTCTACCCTTAGTTTTTGGTACTTCGTGATCTAGATGTCCAGGAAATACAACTAACATACCATTCTCAGGTTGTATACTCTCACCTTCAATGATTAAAGGTGCACATCCTTCTTCAACCTCAACATAATAAACAGCCGAGAAATGAGAGGGAAAATGATTGTGATGTAGAGTCTCATCACCATCTTCATAATCCATCACCCAAAAATTAAAGGGTTCAAACTCAGCATGACCATCATTATAATACTCCTTACTAACATAATTACAACATGAAGTCATTATGTCTACTAGAGGATTAAATACGTCTGTTAACTTATGAGTAAACCAATGACTTCTCCATGCTCTAACATTACTCTCAACCCCTTCAGGGTTTTGCTTTTTCAGTTCTAGAATATACTTCTTCACATGAGAGTTGATTGATTCATAACCATCAACTGTAGTAACAAAGATTGGAGTCTCTTTTTTTATAATTCGTGCATCAATTTTAGGCATAATCCTTTCTATAGTAGCGTCCTAGAATATTACTGTTGTAATATGCTGGTGTTCCATCATCCAAGGTCTCTTGTAAGACATTATTAAGAAACAATTGTTTTGTCTCCTCGTAATTTACCTTACCTTTTGTTGGATGGGTGGATAAGATCTCTCTTTTGAATTCTGAGTTCCCAAGTAGTTTTCTATCTGCCTTAAGTTCGTCAGAGCTTCCGTAGTACTTTTTCCAGTCACTCTCAGACGTAACCCTTCTCTTACCACCTCTAGGTTTACGTTTTGACCAGAAGTATTTGCGTCCGATGTATTTCCTACCGTTCTGCAAATTAGTAATCCTGTAGACAAAACCGAACTGGTCGCCAATATCGTCAGTAGTGAAAGGTTCACCCTCATATATCCAGGGGTTTTGGTAAACTCCCTCTTCAGCCATTTCATAATTTTTATATCTCTAGCCATATTTATCCTACTAATCTTTCCTCTGTATGAGCACCACACTCGACTAGTGCAGATTGTGCTATCTTTAGAGCATCATCACTAACATCACAGACAGTACAGTCACGATCAAGATTAAATGCTGCTACAGCAGTGGTTCCAGACCCACAAAAAGGGTCAAAAACTGTCCCATCTTTAGGACATGATGACTTGATGATCCTCTCCAATAACTTTACGGGTTTCTGGGTAGGATACTTACGCTTATTCTTCTCTGATCTAGAGATGAAATGTATATCATCCCAGAAATTCTGGATAGGAGACCCCTTAGACTCAGATAGATAGATCTTCTTGTATGGTAGGTTGTTACCATAATGAATCAAACCTTGAGCATCAAGCTCTTTAGTCTTCTCAAAGTCAAATCTCCATCCATACTCAGGATTATACATCTTGTACTGATACTTATGACCTGGTCTTGACTTCTCACCAGTCAGTTTACCTAATGCATAGAAACCTTTCTCATCCTTATTCTTAAATGAGTTGGCTTCATAGGTAGGATCTAGTGGTTGGTACTGTACATCAAAATATGGGTCACCTTTACGGAAAGTCATGATAGAATCAACGATGTTGCCCCATCCCTTCTTGATGTTATTCTTTGGACCTGACCTCTTCCATGATATATTGGTGTAAAACTTACCTCTAATCTCTTTAGTGATCTCACCTAACACCAATGCATTACTATCAAAATTATTGTGGCAGTACAACCAACCATTTGGTTTCAATGCTTCAAAACAATCCTGTATTACAGTAGCATACCACTCAATATAAGCATCAGTTGACTCCCATTTATCATCAAAGGAGACCTTCTTGTTCTCTTCAAACATGAAGAACTCCCTATCGAGACCGAAAGGAGGATCGATGTATATTAAGTCGTATTTTTCTTCATAATTATTGAGGTTTTCAACCCTCTCTTTTCTCAATTTGATCGTCATAATAATTTTCCCACGGATCGGGTATTAAATTCCTTGGTCTTTCTGGTTCTGGAAGAACTCCTTCAGGCTCGACTGGCAATTTGGAGGTTCTGGGTCTTTGATACCTTTCTTCTTCTTCCAGTCGTTGTGCATAGCCTGCATCATCCAACTCTGGGCAAGACTCTTCGGGCCATTCTCTAGAAGTTCTCTGTTGTATTTGCCGTGAATCTTCATACCTAGGTACTCTTCTCTCCACGACTCGTCTCGTGGTTCTAGTTCGGTATCTTGGGTCATAATTTAAAACCAGCGAAAGTATCTTTCTTAACATCTTGTTTAATACTACCTATCATGTAGCTCTCAACCTCTGTTTCTTGTGGTGCTACCTGTAATCCTTTAGAGGATAACCAGTGTGCAGTCCAAGGTAGTGGATTATTGGCTAGCGGTGTATCGTATATAGGTTTCAATCCCATCGATTTTAACCTACGGTTAGCAGTCCATTCAACATACTTCTGTAATAATACATCATTAAGTCCAATTATGCTACCATCCTTAAACAAATACTCTGCCCACTCCTTTTCTTCTTGAACACACTCCCTAAACATTTGATAAACATTCTCTTCTTCTTCCTTAGCAATCTCTACCATGTCTGGATCGTCACCTTCATTCCATTTATTCAGTATATTATTCGTGACTCCCATGTGTTGTGACTCATCACGAGCAATAAGGGAGATAATCTTTGCTGATCCTTCGAGTAACTTGAGCTCGCCAAAGGCAAAGCTGCAAGCGAAAGAGACATAAAAGCGAATACCTTCAAGAATGTATACATTAGCAACTGCTCTATAAAGTTTACGTTTAAGATCCTTCAGTGTCCATTCAGCATTAACATGATCTCTCCATCCATCTTTCCACAGATTACTTTGACCATATTCCTGTGCATAATTGATGAAATCATCATATGCTTTAGTAACTGACTGAGCACGTGCAAGTATCTTATCATCTTCTAAGATAGTATCAAAGACCTCTGATGGATCTGGGTATACATTCTTAATGATGTGAGTGTAAGACCTACTATGAATCATCTC